TTTCGCATAAAGGTCGGAACACTCAATCTTTCTGAGATTGATGAATTTGTTACCGGCCTAGAAAAAGAAAGCCAAAAAATAATTAGTGAATTAGTTAAGTTGTGTTGGTACATGCGTGGCGGTATGCAACTCAAAGATGCTTATGATTCTACCTACGATGAACGTAAAGCCATAGGTAAGATGGTAGATGAAAATCTAAAGATTACCAAAGAGTCTGGAATGGCTTTTTTCTAGAATTTAATTTAACGTTTTAATTAATTGTTTGAGTCTAGCACGACCTTGTGTGCTTTGTAGTGCGGCTTGAACAGCATTTATAATCGGTTTAACAGCATTTAATTCATTTTTATTACTCAAAGGTTTGCCTGCTTGTAGTTTTTCTAATGCTTTAACTGCCATTGCAGGATTTTCTAAACCAAGTTCCGATCTAAGTGTGTTAAGTCCTGCTCTTGTATCAGTTGAATTTTTACCTTTATCTTTATCTTTATCATCCGGAGAATTATTTTTTTCATATTCATCAGCGGCACTACTAAACTTGTCAGCAATAGCACCACCTGCTGTTTTTAACGGATTTCTTCCTGCTTTATAACCTTTTCTTAAATTACTTGCAAACGCACCTTTTACATCAGTTTTAGGCTTGTCGCTTGTAGGTGTTGATTTACTAAAAAATTGTTTTTTGATTGCCGCAGTTTCTTGCGGTGTAGGAGTATTGCCTTTGATTTCTACCTGCTGTACACCATTAGGTGTTTCTACTTTAATAACTGGCATTACTGAAACCTAAATATACCATCGTTGCCTTTTACTAACTCGCCGTCAGTGGCACTTGGTGTTTGTGCAGTTGCTTTTTGTTGTGCTTGTTCTTTATCTTTTTTATTGTTTTGTCTACGCAGTTTTGCTGTGTAAGCACCAGGAGCAAGATCTTTGACTTTATCATCTCTAAAAGAATCTCTAACAATAAACTCAATCATATCTTCAACTTGTGCATTAGATAAAACACTGTCGCTCTTGATGTCTAGTGCTTCATATGTGCCTTGCACCATTGTTGATCCTGTACTATTTGCCTTTGGAAAAGGAACAGTATTATCATCGCCGGCTTGTGCATCGGGCTCAGTTGGTTTAACTGGTTTTTGATTTCTCATCTTTTTCACTTTTTCAACCTGTGCATACAATCCTGAAAGACTACCGTATTTCTTTTCTAATGGATATCCAGTTGCTGTAATAAATGCTTTTAAATTTTCGCCTGTTGGACGGCCTTCGGGTGTAGGAGTGTAATACTGTTTGTATTCTTTGTACATTGCGTTGATTGCACTTTGTACCTTGCTATCTTCTTTTGCGCCAGCACTGCCAAAAAATCCTGCAATACCCGTCATGGCCCTTTTAAACGCACCGATAGGTGCTTCGTCAACTTTTGGCTCAATTATAGCAAATTCATTAATTTTCATGTGGTCTTCTCCTAAATGTATTTATGTAATCGCCAATCTAGCCGTCAAAAACCAAATAGCACAGTTTTATCACACTAACTACTGATCTAAATATTTAAACTATGATACAAAAATTTAGAATACTGGAAGACAACAAGGAAATCGCAGTGGCCAATTCCATGGAAGAGGCTACAATGACCATTGAGTGTTGGAAAGTTAATAACCCATACAAACAATATGAGATACAGGAGATTCAGGTTAGTGCAGTAAAACCTGGATTTGGTAGAGATCCAGATCTTCATTAGACATAACAACGATTTACAAGACATCAAATGGTTTGAACATCATTATGTCGACGATCCTTGTGATGATGTTTCACATTGGTTTGTGATTAAGAAGTGAACTACGTTCACTTGTGTTTATCGCTATCGCTCAAACACCACTTCTTATATAGAACAATTAATTACGAAGTAATTGTTAGCATCATGTAGATTGTTTCAGTCAGACGGAACCTACTAAATGGTTCCATCTAATCTTGAACATCATGTGAGTTCGTCACAGCCAAGACTTGGAAGTAGGTTGTTTGTTTATACACCTGTTTGTGGGGCTCTGACCTTTCCCCTACCTACGTCGACATCACGTAAAATTCTGCTTACAAATCGCTTTGCTACCGCAAACCGCTTCGCGGTCTTCTACGCTACCTCCCGCCTCGTTCCGTTGCGTGGAGTTTTTTCAAACACAGTGTTTTCGATTGACAGCATTCAATCTCCGTTAACCAGTGAGCCCTATTTGTTTGATGGCTTACCTCACAGTGGTGGTCGATCAACGTGTACGAGTGTGACTATCACATCACCTTTTACTCAGCAGTATATTAAACTGGCCTGCTAACCTTGTGTGCTGTTTGTTTTGCCTATGCTACCAAGTGCTTCTTTAAGAATTTTTGAACCGCCAACTCTAACATTAATAATTCCGTTGTAATACTCATCTGTTTCTAATACACGGCGTTCAAATTGTTCTCTTGCCTCAAGGTAACTCATTAAGCCTCTGCTATTGCAAAAATATAATATTTCTCTTGTGAAGTTTTTTGGGCCTATTTCTTGTACGTCAGCATTTAAATGATCTGAAGATCCCCAATAGTCTCTCCAATCACTTTCTACTTTACTTCTACGTTTGTTTTTCTTGCCTTTAAGTGGTGGGCGTGTTTTTTTAAATTTTGCTAGTTTTTTGCCTACGTACTTGCGATTATTAGTAGTGTTGGTTATAAGGTATACAAAGCCTTCGCAGTCTTCTGGAAGATTTTCTACTTTTTTGCCCTTATAAGTCCACTCCATGCAGATACTTACCTGCGCCTATGATTCTGGATCTTGATTCTGGCTTTGTTGTTTGTTAGCCTTCTTGTTTTCTTTAAGTGCCTTGCGTTTAGCCTGTATTTCGTTGCGTCTTTCAGTCGCTAGTTTCCTAATATCACTTAGGATTGATCGTGCCTTACGGCCTGTTTCGTCGAAGCCTTTGGCTTCAAAACGTTCCTGTGCGTTATAATAATCCATCATTGCTTGGACAAGCAACTCATGGGTAGTCTTAGGCATTCACAACCTCCGTATCATTGCTGTACGAAGTGAACCCGTTATCCTTAATTACCTTCAATATGTTATTCACACGTGAAGATAGTTCATCTTTGTGCGAAATGAGATATATGTTTTTAGAACGCTCTCTTGACATTTTTTTGAGTACACTTAACGCACTTTCTACACCTGCGGCATCTAGTCCGTTATCAACAAGTTCGTCAATGAACAACAAGTTTATGCTTTGATATAGACTTTCCCAAACATCTCTAAATGCCCAACTCATGGATAATATGAGTCTATTTCGTTCACCTCTACTGAGGTTATCAAAGTCTAAGTCGCGTCCTAGTTCTGTAATTTCGACTGTTAAATCGTTCTGAAATACTACTTGATGTGGTAAACCAGTTTTATCTAAGTAGTATTGTAAACGTTTGTTTAAGAACGCAAGGTTCTGATCAATAATACGTTTACGTATAAATGAATCTTTACTTGTAAGTAGTTTATACAAGAAGTCCATGTGTTCTTTCATTTCTGTAAGGGCATTTATGTTATCCCAATTTACTTCTTGTAGTGCTTGATCTCTTAGTTCATCCATTTGTTCTGTGTATGGATTTACTTCTGATTCTTTTTCTGTTTTACGTTCTTCAAGACTTGCTAGATTGTTTTTATGATTGTATGCTTCTTCACTGCTGTCATAAAATGTTTTAGGACAATCATTTATATTGCCAATAGTATCTAACTTTTCATTTACATCTTTTAATTGTAAAATTATACCATTAATGTAAGTTTGACTTTCAGTTACATCATTTTGTTTTTCTGCTAGAATTTTTTCATGTGCTTCGTCATGTAATTCTTGTCCACATGTAAAACATTTCTTACTACCAATATCTTCTAATTCTTTTTCATATTTAGAATGTGTTCTTTCTGCACGTAACAAACTACTTTCTAAACTTGCTTTCTCTTTGTTTAGATTTGATTGTTCAGTGTCTTGTACTAACCATTCTTTTTTATCTTTGTGTGCTTGTATTTCTGCATCAATGTCTACAGTAATCAATTGACTAATTGCTTTTGTTGTCCTTGCAATTTCTTCTGCTTGGTTTGCGTCCCATGCTTTAGATTTAATTTCTAAATTGTCAATAGATTCTTGTACTTTTTTATTTGCTGTTTCAATACCTTTTATAGTAGCATCTTCTTCAGCAATAGCATCACGTATTCTTTTTTGTTCATCTTTTAAACGTTCTGCTTTTTCAGATAAGATGGTGATGCCTAACAACTGCTCAATAATCTCACGTTGATCATTGGCTTTGAGTGAAAGGAAAGGCTCTGTATATGTGTTAAGCGCCACCAAATGCTTGAACATAGTATGACTCATGTTCAGTAACTTGTTAATATCTTCTTGTGTTTTTCTACTGTCACCTTGCGATTCATCGATATCGTCTGCGGTAACATCAACATTTTCTTTATAAAATTTGAGTATGTTTGGTTTACGTCCTCTTTCAATTCTATAGTTCTGTCCTTGTGTTTCAAATTCAACTGTTACTAACATGCCTTTGCCGTTAGTTTTATTGATTAAATTTTCTCTACGTATCTTTGTAAGTGCTTCACCATACAATGCATAACTTAACGCATTAATGATAGTTGTTTTACCTGTACCATTTCTAGAACCAGCGTCATCGCCTCCTAGATCCAAGTTTTCACCTAGCACAAGTGTAAGCAGATTTTTGTCAAAATCAACTGCTTGGGTTTGATTACCCACACTCATAAAGTTCTTAACTGTTAGTGTTCTAATTTTAAACATTACAATCCTCTATAGATATCCAACAACAAGTTTGGTTTGTATGTTTCTGTATCTAACTTTGTTATCTGATCTGTTACAATTTGGTCAACTGACTCAAAGTCAATGTCACCAGGCTCTAATTTATTCATTTCATCATCTGCACTTGTATCTGGTAATAGTGCAATTTCTCTTACATCATATTGTGAACTAAAGTTTTCTTTGATAAAGTTTGCTTCTTCATATGAAATATCAATATCAAGTGTAACACGTAGATATAAGTTTGTTGGAGCAAGTATTTCTTCTGTTTTGTCTAACAGTCTGCTCAACGGAATAGTTCTATATTTTGGACAATCTGGCCAATCGATGAACTCAGGCTCACTTCCCCATTCTAATACCATCATACCACGTTCATCATCCCATGCATCAGCGTAATTGTGTGGAAAGGCATTGCCGATGTAATAAATGTTTTTACGTTGTTGACGTTTGTGGAAGTGGCCTGTGAACACCATTTCTTGGTTAGCAAAGTCATCTGCTTTAATCTCGCCTGTGTCAGGCATTTCAACCATAGCATTCATTTTAAAGTTAGGAAGTTCAAAGTGACCAAACATATATTTGCACTTCATTTTAGAAACTTGTTTCCATTCCTCTCCTACCAACCATGGAACCAAAGCAACATCATCAATTACTTGTGGTTCTGTAACCACAGTTACACCTGGTACATGTTTACCAAATACTACACTGTGGATATCTCTTTTGTCTTTGTAATATAAATCGTGATTGCCAGGAAAAAAGTAAAACTTATCAAATGCTTTACCTAGTTTTTCCAAAGATCTCAAACTGGCATCCATAGTTGTAAGATTCAACGCACTTCTGTTGTGATGCCAATCTCCCGTAAAGATACCTACATCACAGCCTTGTGCTTTGGCTTGCTCTATATACCAATCTATAAATCTTTCACAATCATCGTTGTGAATTTTACTATTTGATTTTAAACCAAAGTGTATATCAGTAAACACTGCGGCTTTTTTAAATAACTGTGTCATGCCTTTCCTTATGCTATCTTAACATTATACAAGAAACTATGAGTGTTTGTCAACCTTAATAGTCTGCTTTTGGACGTCTAATACTTTTGTAAAACTCTGCAAGTTTTTCTTTGTCCTCTTTAAAAACATTTTCGTTTTGTCTAGTAAAGGATGGATTAAGATTATTTTCTTGAAGAATGTCGTCTCTAATGTTTTGATTTTTCTTTTCTATGTTTAATACTCTTGTAAAACTGTTTGTCACTGCGGCAGTATAATAAGCAAATGGATTTTCACTTTTGCTTTCGTCAAACTGTAATCCAATTTGTGAAAGTTGTAAAACTGCTTGGGCTCTCATTTCGTCATTGTATGTGTAACCACGCCAGTTAGAACGTGTGCCATATCTATCAGCAAGTTTTAAAAACATGCGTCCTAGTTCTTCTGTAATTCTACCATGACTTTTACTAAAACTTCCGTTTTGTAATCCACCTTCCCAGTGACTTTTTCCTACACAAACCAAATTGTCATGTTCATCAAACTTCCAATGTTGAAATGGAGGAAAGTTACAGCGTTCGTGTTCGTCTGCAATAGTTTTAGTTTTACGTTTTCTACCAGGTGCTTTTGGAATATGATCAAACGTCATAATTCTAAAAATTAAATCTGTTTTTTCAATTTTACGCCAATCAGGTGTAACTTCAGCAAGTTTTGTCTTTTTATCTCCTGACATTCTGGCTTGTTCGTATGCCGCTTTGCCAATTCTATCAGCACGATTTCTTTTTGCTTCTGCTATTGTAAGTCTATTAACTTTTTCTAAACTAGGTAAAATTATATCAAATCTGTGGTGTTCATCGTCTATATACGAACTAAAACTGTTTTTACTAATATGGATCTGTTTAAGTAGATCTCTGTTGTTCAAATATTTTACTTTTCTCATAAGATTCTCCGTATGTAACTTCTATTATAAACTACGTAGTTAATAAATGCAATAAATATTATTACCAAAAGGAGCCAAATTATTATGGGAACGTACAACGACGGTGTAAACAGTAGAAAGAGCGGTGGTGAAAGCCAAGGCCAAGATGGTATTTTAAACCAAGCAGGTAATGCTTTTGTAGAAAATTTAAAAAGTGCTACAGGCTTAGGTGGTAAATT